GAAAGGGTAGAGCGAGTCCTATTCAACGAAGCTCAAGGTAGTAGTGACTACTGTGGTCATCCTGCTTGTGATGGTCATCCTGGCAGCTTGCAATGGCAAGAGTAGTCATCGCGACAACCACCACACCACAACCGTAGTCGTGGTTCCTGGCCACACCTCGACTCCGTCCAAGCTGAAGACTGTCAAGCCTCCGAAGGTGAGCAAGAAGAAGTGAGCTACATCAACGTAGATGCCATCCAGGTTCCCTTCGGGGAATCGTTCACGTACTCCCCATCCGAAAAGCCTTTCTACAGCTTCACTGATGGCGAAGAACTGATGGCAGCAGCAAGGATCATCAATCTCCTGGATGGTCTTGACAACGGAGAGTACGTGATCGTCAGTAAGGACATCTTCTGATGAACGGATTCCTCGCAGCATTCGCTGACTGGGGCTGGCTCTGGTACATCCTGGGATTCCTGGGATTCATGGCCTTCTCCATCTACAACGACTAGACAACGCAAAAAGGCGGGCCACCCTTTGGGGTGGCCCGCTTCTTGTTTGTTACTTGCTAACGCCTGCGCTGTCAGGGTTGCCAACAAAGCCGGATAGCAGTCCTACAACCAGTGCGGCTACTGCAGATCCCGCTGCGATGCCAGCGTCGTGAACAGTGCTCATATCGCTGAAGCTGAAGACGGATAGGAACGCTAGCAGCCCAGTGGCTGCTACGCGCTCTGCTAGATCCTTTACATAAGTACTCATGCTGCTCCTCTTGGGAAGATGCGCTCGATTTGTTCTGCCGTGGCATCGTCAATGATGCCAGACACTCGGAGTCCGAAGAGTCCTTGCAGACCTCGGAGATGAGAGATGGTCTCTTCGTCCATCTCACCCGTTACATTACACCGGAGCACTAGCTGGATGTAGCTCACAGCATCGTGCTCCTGGTCAGTTGTCGGGACAATGATCCTACGCTTGTACCAGGCTGGAAGCATTACGCACCTACCTTAGTCGCGATCCTGTCAACGACCCCCCTGACGCCCTCAACATCGGCTCGCTGGGTGATGAGTCCTTCTAGGACTTCCACCTTACCCTGTAGCTCGCTGATCTTGTGGTCTTTCTCCACACCCTGTTGGGTGAGCGTTTCCACCTGGAACTGAATAAGCTGAACGGTCTCAAGTGCGGTCGTCACGGCACCATTGCCCATCTTTCTACCAGTCCAGAAACCGCCGAAGCCAGTACTGACAGCCCCGACAATCATGATGATCGCGTTAGCGTCCATCCTCTCTCCTAACATTACGCAGACTCTGCCACGGTCCTCATGACTGCAGTCAGATAACCTCCGAGCGTTTCGCCATTAGGACCAGGAGTAGCGAGCTGGGTGAGAGTCCAGTCGTCGATGACTACCTGAGTAGATACATCGTCCCGAAGTTCCTGGAAGGTGACAACGTCACCCTTTCTGGCTAGTTGCTTGAAGTCTTCCAGGCGCTGACGTGCGTAACCGTCATAGCCGAGGCGCTGTCCACCCTGGTCAATTTCCTGATCGAACAGCAGCCATACATGTGTGATGATCCTCTGCCTGATGGAGCCAGGTAGTGCCTTGATTTGCCAACCGTTCATCTCTCCACCAAAGTCCGTGTTGGATCCACGAGACAGCGTGAACTTGAGAGCAAGCCAGTTCTGTGGACCTGCTGGCTGTGGAGTAGCGATGTCTCCGGTATTTGGAGCGAACGTTGGACTGAAGGTGATATACGGAGTATCTCCGCCACCTTGGTCCAGAACCGACACCAGAACGTTGCCACGAAGCGGAGTAGGAGTTCTGATCGAGAAGAACTTGTACAGCTTGGGCTCTTCAGTGTTGAACCTGATGCGACCAGTCTTCAGATATCCAGAAGGAATGAGAGTAGTTGCACGCTCAAGGCCTGAGCCTTGAGACGTGATACCAAATACCTTGCGATCACTTGATCCGAACATGGTGATCGAGTTAACTGGATTGTTCAGGCCAGCGTAGTAGATGTCGCGGGCGTAGGCGTACCGTACAGCCCTTGTGGACTGCTCCTGGATGGTGGAGCCCAGGTCCACCCTGTAAAGCCCGGAGGAGCCATCGTGAGCGTTCGTAGAGCCAACCCAGAGGAACCTGTCGAAGCCGACGATCCCTTCGCAGCCTCCAGTAGGCTGGAAGAGAAGTGGTCCATACTGGATGTCGCCCTGAGCATCGATCTCGCCAACACGGAAACCCTTGTTGGTAGCAATGCCCAGGAAGGAGCCGATGTATCCGTAGATGGTCTTTGGGTACTCTCCACCAGGCATCTGGGCAGTGATGATACCACCGGTCAGCACTGGCACATCGCCTGCTGCAGTAAGCACGAACTTGAAGATGGCACCTGTGGTGCCATCGGTTCCTGCTGCGTATACTGCGGAAGGCCCTTCGGAGATCGAAGTCCATGTCCAGTCGGGATTGGGGTGGGTATAGAACAGGTGACTGTTGCCAGTTCCGATTGCAACCGCAGCACCACCTGGATCGAAGGCGGTGTAAAGGGAGTTGTTTACGCCTACAACGACACGGGCCTTGACATAGTCGCACACGACGCGAGTAGTTGAAGCCCATGTGTACCAGTTCGTAGCAGCTCCAGCATCCACGCCAGTAGCTAGGTTGACATCTCGCCCAATGAAGTATCGCTTACCCGTAGAGGTAAGCGAGTAGATAACACTTCCACCGAGAGCGATGATGTTGATCGCCGCTCCGGTGTTGAGGATCTTCTGAAATCCTGAACCATCTGTAATCCAGTAAGCGTCTGCTCCGCCCGTATCCACGAAGCCTCGTACCCTTTGGGGTACGACGCTGGTAGCTCCAGTAGTCCTTGGCTCAGTGTCTCGTAGCAGCTTCATGTCTCCAGCAGTCCACGGATCCACACCAAGTGAATCCGCAAACCTGAAGTTGAACTGGTTGTCATTATCTGGATCCTGATACAGAATGCCAGCTCCACCCGTGAAGGTGGACTGGCTCCTGAGCCACCATCCAGTCAGGGACTGCTCGCCAGGCTCTGCGAAAGAGTCGAACTGCTGCTTCCTGATGGGAGCCATTCCCTCGGTCATGTGCCGAGGGTTTGGAAACTGATCATGAGTAGCAGACAGGAACGGGATCCCACCGATGGCGTAGTCGAACTCGTAGTCTTTGAGGTTATAAGAACCACCGACGCCAGTTCCACCAAAGTTGGATACTTGCCACGGGATTTCGTGGATGACATCAGTCATTGATACTCCTTAAGAGATACGCCTAAGCACAATGTTCGAATCGGCAGCCAGAGTAGTGGACGTTGCACTTGATGTATTCTGAGCCCATCGAAGCTGAAGGCTTCCAGCATTGGCGCCAGTCCTTACGATTCCTCGAATGGATGCACAGATCGTAGTGCCAACTCCGAACGTTCCAAGGGAGCGAATAGTGGTGTTGTCAGTCCTGATAGTGTCGGTCTGGGTGACGGAGTTGTTGATATATCCGTTCCTGACCCACGTCATGGCTGCTGCCGCCGGGATAGTCCAGTCGGCCTTGAAGTCTCCAACTCCACCAGAGATACCGTTGTACGCAAGAGTTCCAGTCAGTTCGTAGACGGCGTTGGCGACTACCGAAAGTACTAGATCTGGATCATTGGTAAGCGTGGTTGTGCTGGTTCGAACTGTATCAGCAGGCTTGATGGCAGTCTGGATCTGACCAGCACCAGAAACCGTAAGGTTGCCAGTGATTGAAGCGTTTCCATTCACCGTAAGACCAGTGAACGTGGCAGCCTTCATGTTGATGTTGCCAGATGGATCAACAAAACCAAGAGTAGTAGCAGCAGAGTTGCGCCACTCCTGTAGGTTCGCGGTTTGACCCGCGAGCCCTTGAACATTGAGAACGATGAAGCCGGTGCCCTGTGCTCCATTGACGGTCAGGCCCTTGACCAGGTTGAATCGTCCATCGAATCCAACGGAGGCCATCGCTGTTCCACCGTTGTCAAGCCAGCGCTGTAGAGAGAAAGTGTTTGTAGCAGACGGTGTGATGTCCAGAATGTTTCCGACGTTGCCGACCTGGTTGATGTCCACTCGGCCGTCATCCCAGACCTTGAACGGATCTCCGCTGGTAGTCCTTCCAAGATAGAGAAGCCTATCGCCAGCGGATGCAGCCCTTGTAACAACTGCTAGAGCTACGTCATTGGTAGTGAAGTCTGTCCGAGGATTGACAGTAAGCTGACCCTTGGAGTCGACATAAGCAATGGGATCAAGGTTGATCTCATTGTCAAGAACAAGGAACTTGGCGAAGTTTGGCGTAGTGCTGTCGCCGATGACAGTAGTGGCCCAACTTGGACCGTTGAAGATGTCAACACGCTTAAGGTCTCCGGTTGCCTTATCCAGGGTCTTGTTGTGCAGGGTTTGGGTGGCCAGAGTTCCTACGATTGTATCTCCAGCAGCAAGACCATGGATCTGCTGTGAAGCATTTTCGTGATTGCGACTATCAGTCTCGTCACGTGCAGACGTGACGTGCCTGACCTTTGCTCCTGCGTTGTGGCTGGTAGCAGAAGTTCCATCTACTCCACGAGCTACGGTGAGGTTGGTGCCTGCGATATTGGTTACGTCGACAAGCTCGTTGGTGGCACTTTCGTAATCAAGTGCAAGCGTGAACGGAGTAGTACCAGGGAAGCCTGTAGTAGCCGCAACGGAAATGATGGTGGTAGAGCCAGTGACCGGAGCCATTAGCGTGGTCTCAATGGCGGTGCTGGAGTAATAGCGGACAGTCATGGCTCTCCTTAGCTGTTGAAGTTCTGGTAAGAATCGAACAGGCGCTGAAGCCTGGTGCGCTCTTCGTCAAGACGCTGCTTGTATAGTCCGAAGAAGAACTTAGCTGCCGCTGAACCCGCTCCAGCGGGGACAAGCGGTGCTCGCTCGGTTGCCTCAATGCCCTGCTGCTGAAGTCTTGCGGCCTCATATGCCGGTAGGAGGCGATAGCAGGCGCCAAAGGTAATCAGGTCCACAGTCCTGTCATCGAAGCCCGTGGTGGTAGCATATGGGTCCGTCCCGAGCACCATTTCACCAGGCTTCTTGATGTAACTGACGCGAACATTCCTTCCAGGTACGATGAAGTCTCGCATCACCTGGATGGTTTTGCCTGTAGGAGTAGGAGTTGGCTTGACTTGTCCGGTGATGGGCGCCATGGCGTTGAAGCGCCATGACGTGCAAGGGAACCAAACTCCAGATGGACCGATAGTGTTAGCCACTACCTTGTACACGTCTTCGGCTTCCGCCGGAAGAGGATACTCATACCTTGCTGCCTGCCACGGGAACTCGAACTCTCCAAAGACCCAGAGATCTGGATAGCATCCCTGAACAGTGTCAAGGATAGCTTCCCTGATGCGCGCTGCTGGAAAGCGAGGATCATCAGTGATGATAGCGTTAACCGAATGAGTGGTAGCAGTAGTTCCCTCTACTCCACGTCCGCTTAGTCCACCCATTACGGTCACTGTTCCGGATCCACGATCGTACTTCTTTACCAGGATCATCTCGTTGTCGATCTCAATGAGTCCACGGCTAAGACTGGTGGCGGTTTCGGGATCTACCATGAAGGTAGTGTCCGTGGCAGTCATTGGTTGTACAAGATAAGACAGGGAAGCCTGGTCCTTGGAGTAACCAAGAAGCTGCTGCCTGACCCTGGTGATGATGTCATTAAACGTGACTGCCACGGTCTCTCCTTAGAGTAGTGCGCCGTTTGCTACACATGCGGCGCTTGAAGCGCCACCCGTAGCGAAGTCAAGGGTTGCGGAAGATGCTCCAGTTACGATCAGCACTGGAATGGAACAGGAATCAGAGATGGTGGTAAGAGCGAGTCCCGTGATGGATAGGCGGTGTACGATAGTTCCGCCAGCGGGGCCAACGTCAGATCCGTTAACCGTGATGGTTGGTGCTCCAGTTCCAGCCGCTGCAACGGAAGCAGAGATGCAGAGATCTCCAGTCCAGGTTGAGTTGGCCGGAATAGTAAGAATGGTTCCAGTTGAGTTCCTGCTGCCACAGGAGATGTTCCCCTGGGCTGGTGAGAATACGATCATTACTGCTCCGCCCATGCTACAGAGATGTTCCATCGCTGATCTACGTCGCCAGCTTCACTTCGAATAATGAGTCCCTCTCCTGGGACCATAGTAAACAGTCCTGGAACTGGAACCATGTGAACGAATGGAGAAGAAGACTTGACAGAAGCGATGAACGGAGGAGAATTGAACAGCGCGTTAGCTGGTGTTGCTGTCACTGTTCCGGTCCGAACTTCTGCAATAGAAGCTGCACTTGCGGTGATGAACTTGCCATAGGTTGAAATCGCCTCAAGCGTTCCGCCCGATGGGGCGGACGCCAGTCGATAGCCTCGCATAGAAAGGGCTCCAACTGCGATGTCTCCTACTGCGTACGTGCTAAGAAAGACTCCACCCAGGATCAGGCTCTTTCCACTTCCAACTGGATTGTACAGAGTTAGATAGTTGTTTGCTGCTACAACGCCAGCAAGCTCGGCTCGGCTAAAGACGAATGTAGGGCTTGGGGCTGGGTTGGGAACACTCGCCACAAAGAGTGGCGAGGTTGATACGTTGGAAGGGCTTGTTCCAATCGGCTGATTGTTGATTACTACAGTCGATGTGCCTTCGATCTTGACGACCTTTTCTGCCATGAGTTAGCTCCCGTATGCTACTCCTGTTTCATTGCTGATTCGCACGGCCTCTTCTACCTTGGCCATTGTGGTTCCATCAGGGTTGATGCCCTGAGACTTCGCATCACGGTAAGCCTGAAGTTCTCGTTCCCCACGCTTGTTCTCGGTTGCGCCCATGAGGTTTGGTCCAATGCTGATCCCCTTGGATCTGATGCATTCGCCCCATGTCTTGTGATCCTTGGTCTGGCATGCAGCGGAGCAAGCCTTGCTCTTCCTCATCCCATCACCGAGATGGTAAGGATGCTCGCCCAAGGAAGGGCGAGTACTGCCGAATACGGAGGGAGATGAATCTGTCCAGCTACCTCAAGATGGGTAGGTGCAACACACAGAACCTCTACGTCAGCGTAGGTTCCACGAACTGCTAGGATGGTAACAATGGCACCAGGCCTAACGGCTGGCTGCGGATAGACCGGAGCATCAGGATTCATCACAGACGTAGGCTCAAGGCCTACGTCCATAACCTTCTTGCGCACTGGTGGCATGTCAGTTCCTCGCAATCGCGGCGTTGGCCCAGAACATGGCCTCTTCTAGCTTGGTAATAGCCAGTGCCTTCTCTCGTCCGTCAGGGACGAGAAGGTCAATGTCCTTTGCTAGCGCTCGTGCAGCGCTTCGAATATCCTCATGGAGAATGACCTTTGCTGCATCGGGCTTGTGGTAGTCGAAACGGTTATCAAGATCCTGAGTCTTAGTCATTGTCCCCTACAGAGTTCGTGGTGTAGATTCCCTGCTTGTAGGAATCGTGGTCACAGCCCAGAGCTGCATACGTTGGATCAGTAAGCGTAGCCAGGTTGGTCTCCAGGATGCCCTTTTCGTTGTTCTCGGTGTTCGTAGACTTTCCACCAGGACCGTTGAGGGGAAGGGTGTTATCCGCTGGAAGGATGTGATACTCAGGTGGGCACGGAACCTTCGCTGGATCGTAGTTCTCAGCCATTACTTAGCCTTCTTTCGTCCAGCGGCAGCCATCTTGGCCATCTTACTTGCTCCATACTTCTTGCGTCCGGCCGCTGCTGCGATAGCAGCGCCCTTCTTGCCTCCGCCAGCAGCCTTGGCTACAGCGGCAAACCTTCCACCCTGTCCGAGTGGTGCCTTCTTGTTCGGCTTAGCAGCCATGATACTCCTATGCTGGGGTGAAGTTGGAGTTGTCTACGCCTACATTGGAAGCGATGAGCGCCGCCTTAGTGGCGTCGTCTACGATCCACTCGTATCCACCCCTAAAGAAGTTCAGGTTGGTACGAGGATCGGAGGGAACGACTGGATAGTTCTTTGAACCAAGTTCATTGGTGTATGAATCGTAGCGGACCTGTTCGTAAACGCCAGGTGACACTTCTACGATGGATACTCCACGGTTCATCCTAAAGCGTTCGTGTAGTGCATTCCAGGCGAAGGGCGCCTCAGCGACCGTAGGCGTGGTAAAGAGCCAGTTTGCCATTGAAGCGCCCTTCCTTATTTCACTGAGAGTAGAGAGTGAACCACTGAGTACCATCAGAAACGATGGCTGCTCGTCCAGTGGATCCACCAACGGTTCCTGCTACCATGGCGAACGTGGTAGCACCATTGATGGTCTCGGATGCGTTGCCATCGAGAGTCAGCACACCAGTGTTCTGGCAGATAAGCTGATACACACGACCAGGCTGCGTAGTAGCAACCGCAGGGAGCGTGACAGTCTTGGTTGCAGAGTTGGTGTAGATGGTGACATAGTCATTCGCGGTCAGAGTGTAAGTCGTTCCTGCTACGGTGTTGGTGGTGAAACTAGTATTGTCGAAACCGGACATTGATCCTCCTGAGATTGGTTGATGGGGGAAGAGGGGCGCCCCCTGGAGGGCGCCCCATCTCAACTACGCTCCAGCGTGGATAGAGCTGGTAGTCTCAGTGCGAATCAGAGCCTCAGGACGGTACAGAGACCATCCTGCTACACCGTACCAGCCAAGAGGCTGGAAGCGGGTCAGCTTGTCAACGACTGGACCGCGAACGGTGTGGAACTCTTCAGCAACGGCCTCAGCCAGTGCCTGCTGACCTACGGTGTAGGTCTGGAATACGCGAACAGTTCCACCAGCACCAGTCAGAGCAGAGTTTACGCGAGGAGTCTCGATGAAGACACTTCCCTCGTACTCTCCGATCTCTCCGGCCCAGATGTTTCCTGCTGCGCTGTAGTTGTGCGGATCACGCCACGCTGCCGAACCAGTCTCGGCACGGAGGTCATGAGAAACCTCTGGAGAGATGTACGTGGTGTAGAAGCTACCCTTGTTCGGGTGAACCTTCTGAACGCGCAGCTTGGCTACTGCAAGACGTACGGCCTTGGAGCTGTAGATAGATGCGGTAGTTACGCCAGCGGTAGTACCACCGTTGTACGTAGGTGCGACAGTAGCTGGGTCACCGTTCTGACGGATGACCTGAGTACCAGTCTGCAGAACATTCTGAACAACAAGGTCAACGGAGTCCACAAGGTTCCATGCAACCTGGTTGACAAGGCCAGCAGTCACGTCAGTGAAGCTGAACAGGTCAAGCTTGTTGGAAACCAGGATCGAGTTACCGTACTCGTTCAGAGTTACGGAGATGGTAGTCGGGTTACCTGCCGCTACAGCGTCAGGATCGACCAGCTCGTTGAGCGGGGTGATTGCCTGTGCGAGATCCTGGTAGATCTCGAACACGACACTGGAGCCAGGCATTGCCTGCTGAACAGGTCGCTTGTCGGCGACCTGGCGGAACGTGGGCTGAGCGCGCAGAGCGAACTCAAGAGCCCTGTCATACGTGGTCTGTACGAGGTTTGCCATCGCGGCAGTACCCGTGAAGGCGTTAGCCAATCTGGTTCACATCCTAAAAGGATGGGCCTCAGCTAATGTAGCCGCGCCATGTTGGCGATAAGGCCCTGAATGTCAGTAGCATCGTTGACCGCAGCCTGAGCAAGTTCCATGGATCCTAGTGGATTTCCACTCTGACCGGCTTCATTGAGCCTCTGGAACTGTGCGGCAGCGTCGCCCGTAAGAACGGGCGCTGGGTCAACTGAATTGGGAACAGATGGCGTTCCCTGCGATCCGAATGCTGTCTTCATAGTAGTTACCCACTCCTGAATCTTTGCCGGATCTGCGTCACCCTGATACAGCGGAGCTGCGGCAGGAACGCCTAGTGATTCAAAAACTCCGCTAACCTTAGTAGCTCGCAGATCCTGCTGGATAGTGGCCAGACTAGCCGCAAGATCTTTGTTCTGCTGCTGAAGTGCGGTGTATGCATCGCGAAGTGCCTTGGGCCCGCTGCTTGCGCTGTCGTTGGCCTGGCCTGCGTTGTCGTTGTCGTCGAATCCCCAATTAGTCACTTGAACTCCTAGTTAGATGTGAACGCCAAAAGCCACGACCTAGGGGATCGTGGCTTCGCTCGTTCGAATGGTTGCCAGTCTTCACTACGATACAGCCTGCTGGCTTGGGCGTATCGGTACCCCGTGACAGAATCGAACTGCCGTAGCCGGTTTGTAGGACCGGCGTTCTCCCATTGAACTAACAGGGCATAGCCTCACTCGGAGTCGAACCGAGCCTTTGACCTTAGGAGAGTCAAGTCTATCCGCTAGTGAAGCAGCTCTTCAGGCAGGGATCGAACCTGCGATACCGGAGTTAACAGCTCCGTGCCGTACCACTTGGCTACTGAAGAATAGCTAGGTTTCCGGTAGCGCCCACCTAGCGCAGACATCTTTGGCTACCACTGCGAGCCCCACGAAGGAATCGAACCCTCATCTGATGATTACTAAACACCGGCTCTAATCCGTTGAGCTAGCGGGGCAAGTTGAGCAGTGGCCCCCTGAAGGGCCACCCATCATCTCCCGCCACTTAAGGCTGGACAGAGATGAAGCTGCTCAGTGTTCCGGGTGGGATTCGAACCCACGTTCACAAGGATTAAGAGTCCCTTGCACTACCAGGCTGTGCGACCGGAGCGTGTTCCATGAGGGATTCGAACCCCCATCAGAGCCTTCGTAGGACCCTGTCCTATCCATTGGACGAATGGAACGGGGTGACCAGTGGGAATCGAACCCACGTCAAGAGGGACACAACCTCTTGTTCTACCATTGAACCATGGTCACAGCAGCCTGTGTAGGGATCGAACCTACGCGCACCGGGTTTCAACCGGATGCTCTTCCGACTGAGCTAACAGACTATGAAGCGTTTGGCACCACGACCGCGAGGTTGCCGTGGATCAGAGACATCAGTAGCTTCCCTCTGTCGTACTCCATGAGGGGATTGAACCCTCACCTTCCGGGTGAGAACCGGATGTCCAGAACCACTAGACGAATGGAGCAAGAGTACAGCAGGTGGGATTCGAACCCACGTCTTGCAGGGTCTAAGCCTGTTGCCTCGGCCGTTGGGCTACTGCTGCGCGAATCTGAAGGGAGTCGAACCCTCTACCACTACCGTGACAAGGTAGCGCTCTAACCGATGAGCTACAGATCCAGAGTAGGGAAGGAAGGAGTCGAACCTTCGTCACCGCTTTATCAGAGCAATGCACTAACCGTTGTGCTACATCCCAGTGGACAATGAGAGATTCGAACTCTCGCTAGCTGCGTGCAAAACAGCCGTGCTACCGTTAACACTAATCGCCCAGAAACCGCGCCGGATTCGAACCGGGTCTCTCGTGTTGCAGACGAGATCCGCACCAAGCGGATCACGATCGTGAGTCGTCTAGGAATCGCACCTAGCGTGTCGCAATGACGCAGGGGTTACAGCCCCGCTTGTGCACTAGCACCCAACCCAAGTGATGAACTTCTTGCCGACCTCTAGCTAGTCAAGGTACTCATCTGCGGCAACAAGCGGAAAGGTGAGGAATCGAACCCCGACCCGAAGGACAGTTGACTAGCAATCAACCTGGACACCATGTCCAACCAATCCAGAGGAAAGTAGAGGAGTCGAACCCCTAGCCAAGGCTAGCACGGTTTTCTAGACCGCTTACCCACCATCGGGTGCTACCTTCCAAAGCTGCTCCTCAAGGATTCGAACCTCGTACGGGTGGTTCAGAGCCACCTGTGTTACCGATTACACCAAGAAGCATTGGCAAAGGTCGAGGGATTCGAACCCTCACGGTACGGTTTTGGAGACCGACCGACACAACCTACGCTGACCAATATGGCTAGGCTGGGAATCGAACCCAGAGTTCAGGCTTATGAGGCCCACGTGTTACCGTTACACTACCCAGCAGAGCCTCACGCCAGGTTCGAACTGGCGAGACCTGTTTGGAAGACAGGTATGTTACCACTACATCAGTGAGGCAAAGTCTGATAGGAGAGAATCGAACTCCCAGCTTCCTACTCCCAAAGCAGGCGGGCGGCCATTGCCCATCTATCAGATAGTCTGGCCCTTAGGGGCCAGACGTGTCCTAACTTGCAAGCTTACCTTGCTCCACCACTCTGCGCAAGTCCATTCTTTGCAGCTCCGGCAGATCCGCTGAATGCACCCTGTTCAGAGCTGATCAGCCTACGCTTCTGTTCTGCTGCAGTATTGAGCCCTTCAAACTGAGCCTGTTCGGCAGCTCGCTGACTCCACTGTCCGCCATAGATTCCACTCAGTCCGATTAGACTTCCATACTCCTTGCCGATCTGAGAGTATCCAGCAGCAGCCTGATCCCTGGTGACTCCCTGAGTAGCTAGGGTGTCGGAGTAGTTCTGATCGAACTTGAGACCCTGTCGTAGCGCTTCGCCTCCGATGGCAGCGGTCGCTGCTGCCTTCTGAATGATCGGAAGGCTCTTATCCTTATCAAGGAAGTAGGCAGTCATCTCGGAGTCAGACAGTCCCATGGCATTGAGGGCTTGCTTGTACATAGGGTTAGCAAGGATCGTCGCCTGGGTGGCTAGGTCCACACGCTTCTGTACTTCTGTCGGGCTTACGTCTCCACTGATCCAAGCAGTAAAGTCTGCTGGAGTGTCGTAGAACCCCATGGGCAGACCAGACTGCCTCATGATCTGACGATAGCTGGATTCGGTTGACAGATACTCGGCCGGAGACAGAACAGGAAGACCAGCCTTCTGCCGTGCGGTATTCGCTGCGAACCTCTGCTTGTACTCGGTCGTGTCTTGCAGCAGAACGCTGATCGTGTCTGAACTATAGCCGTTCTTCACGAAGTCAAAGATCTTACCAGCAAGAGTTCCCAGACCATACTGACTGAATAGGCTGTTCAGGGCCATGTAGGCGTCGCGACTAGCTCCTGTAAGGAGCTTGTCGTACTGGCCAGACTTCTCGTACACCTGGTTCTGTGTAGAGGTTCGCTTGCCAGTGATGTCCTCGATCTGCCTCTGAAGTATGATCTTACTGTTGGCATTCATGTTCTTGTTCTTGAGCTGATTGTTCAGCACGGCAAGCTGAGAGTCGTACAGCTTGAGCTGAACGTTTAGCGCAGCAGTCTGGTCTACTGGTGTGGTCATCTTGACTCCTAGTACTTCACGCCGAAGTCAGCCAGTACCTGGTGACCTACTTGCATAAGACTGTTCTGGGCATTTGTAGTCTGCTTCCACCGAGGATCTTCTCTCAGCTTCTGCTCATACTGCCACAGTGGCATAGCTTCCTTTTTGGCGGAAGCTGGATTGGTCCAGTTCATTGCAGACTTCACGGTTGGATCGAACAGATTGATCGATCCTCCTGGTAGCTCAAGGATCTGAGACATGCTTTGCATATACGGCTGTGCCAGGTCGGAGACGACCTGTCCATCTGAGATCTGCTTACTCCACTGAGGAAACAGAGAGATGGCGTTCTGCTGGATTTCGTTCTTGAAGTCCTGTAGTGTCGCAGCTCCTCGAACGATAGACCGTGCGTTCTTTGCGTACCAGTCACCAGACATGCTCACGCCCATAGAGTAAGCATACGAAGACATCGAATCCCATGCCTCTCCAGCTTCTCCCTGGTGAATGCCCTTGTCAAGATTGACATACTGTCCGAGATAGAAGCGTACCTGAGCTTCGCTCCATCCGTTACTGACAATCTTGTACGCCGCGTTGGTGACATACTTGTCAGCCCACTGATCCCTGATTCCCATCTTCTCAGCAAGTTGCCTGGCGGTTACCTGGGCCTGATCGAACTGAGCCTTGGCTGTAGCTGGATCGGTTGCCTTGAGTACAAGGAACTTCTTCTCGGTTTCGCTATGGGTCTTGAACCATGTAGTGTTCTTGAGGGATGCACCGAACCTGGTTGCGTTCCATCCTCCAGCTACTGCCTTGCTGAATAGCTTCTTAAGTTCTGGATTGGCATTCAGGAATGCGGAGGTGAAGCCGTACTGTTCAGCTAGTTCTGCTGCGCTTAGCTCTGGCACTACTACGCCTCCGCTCTTGGTGAATGATCCTGCTCCAGCAGGCGCGCCGCCAGCGCGACTGATGACCTGGTCGACATAAGACTTGATGGATGGTCCACCATATTGAGACTTCGTGGATTCTGACAGATTTGGATTGCCAGAGTACCACGCCGCCGCTGCTCCACGGTCGCCGTACTGGTTGTACAGCGACTTGAGCTTTCCCCTCGCTACGGCCTCTTGTGCTGCTGGATTGTTCAGGAACTGATTCGGAGTAAGAGACTTGCCATAGTAAGCCTTGGTCCATCCGGGAACATTGTCCCCCATGACCTGATACTTTCCGTAAGCCCTGTCTCCGCCAGTCCATACACCGAGCGCGCCATAGTTGCTACCAGACTCTTGCTGAGCGATGGACCAGAAGAACTGTTCGAAAGGAACGCTCATCGCTCAGCTCCTACTTGGTGATGCCCATGTCGTTGAGAACCTTGAGCCCGGTCTTCATGATGCTGTTCTGTGCACCATCGGTCTTGGCCCAACGGGGATCATTCCTGATCAGAGACTGGAATGTCTGGGTATCAACTCCGGTAGGCTTACCATCCTTGTTGACTCCATTGAGGGCTTGCTTGATCAGGGGGTCAGTAAGGTTCAGGGTGGTGTAAGGAAGTTCAAGATCGTTGGACATCTGCTGGATGTAAGGAGAGGCGATCTGCATCATCGTCTGACCAGCAGCAAGCTGGTCAGCGTAACCTGGATACATGCTAGCCGCTTGGTTCTGAACCTGGTTCTTGAAGTCCTGATCCTTAGCTAGACCACGAGCAATCATCTGAGCCTGGTTCTTCACGGTATCATCGTTCAGGGTTACACCCTGCTGGTATGCATACTCCTTGATAGTATGTGCGTACATGCCAGCGGAGCCATTCAGCGTTCCCTTGTTGGTGAAGGTGATGTAAGCGCCGAGAACATTCCTCAGTCCACCTTCGTCCATTCCGGTTGCTACCATATCCTCCGCGATCTTGTTGAACTTCGACGAAGGGACGGCTGCGCCCATCTCCGCTGCAATGTTCTGAGCTTGCAGTCTAGCTGCCGCAACGGAGGCATTGTAAGTAGCAGGGTCCGTGGACTTCTGAACCTGGGCCTGTCGAGCGGTAGCAGCAGTTTCCTTGAACCACTTGGTATCGCGTAGCTTTGCAGAGAACTTTTCAGCACTCCAAGTTTCTGAGACAGCATTTGCGAACAGACCCTTCAGGTCTGGTCGTGAGTTGAGGAATCCATACGCCCAGCCATAGGACGCTGCCAGTTCTTCCGGTGATAGCTTGGCAGCAGCACTGGCAGAATTTGACGGATCCCAACCTTCGTCTGGTCCACCGCCTTCGATTTGCGCGACACGTCGCCCTCCCATGAATGAGTTCTGATAGTAGCCACTGGTGATGTCAGTGATCTGCACGTTCTTCCCAGGCCGTGGAGCCTCGATCATCTTGCCATTGCCAAGGTAGAGCCCAACGTGATCAGGACCGGCGACACCTGGATTCGTATCAAAGAACACCATGTCGCCAGCCCTGAGATTGTGCATATCAACAGCCTTACCCTCACCGATCTGGGTGTAGGTAGTTCTGCTCACGTTGATGCCGAAGTGCTTGTAGACCTGCTGAACCAGTCCGGAACAGTCAATGCCGCCAGTAAGACTGTTGCCACCCCACGAGTAGGGAGTACCCACAAACTGGGTAGCCCACTTAGCTAGATCTGTTCCGTTGACTGCCACTTATCCTCCAGAGATGGTCTTCATCAGCGCATCCATGTAAGTGGTTGCCGCCTGGTAGGCACCGTATTCAGGCTCGGCCTTAGCCTTTTCCATTGCCATCATGTTCCTGGAATCTGCGCTGACTCCACCACTTGTAGTGCTGGTCTGTCCGGTCAGATCGTTACCCTTGTAACTAGACGTAGTAGTCGTTACTGAAGGGTTGGCCTTCTCGTAAGCGTTCAGCCTGCCCTTGAAGGTTGCGATCTCGCCCTTGGTGGGATCGCGTCCCAGCAGAGATTGAGATGCCTGAAGGAAGATGGCATGAGCATCATCGGCGCTAGACATGTTGTAATTGGTGGAAGTTTGAGTCACGCTCCTTGCGGGAGCGGACTCACGAGATGCCATATCCTTTGCAAGAATGTCCCAAGGTGTGTACCTCTGGCCCGCTGCATAGTAGTTGGCTGCCTGTCCTACATAGCTTGCCCACTGTGCCTGTAGCTGAGTATCACTCAGTCCACTGGCATTGATGCCAGCTAGGTTGAGCTGGGTGATGAACTTGTTCTTTGTTGCGTTATCCCAGTTGTAGTACTGCTGACTCGCTTCGTCAAGGGTGGACATGTTGTCCACCGGGATCTGCTGTCCACCCTTGACGGCGAACGTATTGCCAGTAGTCCCACCAGGAATGTTCGGTCCCATGAACGGGATCGTTGTCCTGGTGGTTTGTCCTAGATAGACCGGAGGATTCTTGGGATTAACTCCAGAGGCAGCAGTGTTGCCACTGAACGCGTTCAGCGCAGCATCCAGCGTATTGGGAGCTGGAATCCCGGGCTGGCCTGGAGGGTTTGCGGCTGGGGCACTGGATGACGTGGGTGCCGGATGCTGTGTATTGCCATCTGCCTTAAGCATTCGAACCCTCCAGAGCCTGTGCGTCAACTAGTTTGTTGTATCCCATGTCGGTGGGGAACCACCGACTGTGAAGCCTGCCGAACTTGGTATCTCGTTCGATCAGATCGTTGGTCGCAGCAGTGAAGCTGCTCTTCAGATCTGCATTGGAGTTGGCAGTAATATCAGTGGAGCCACCAACATTCTTGCGAGCCTGAAGCGCTACCGCCATCTGGGTCCGAAGGAACAGGTAGGTCTTCAGGGTTGCGATCTCGGACCTGATTCCCATTGAACCATCTTCGTTCATAGACTTGGCCAGAAGCTCTGGATCGTTAGCGATCTGATTCATATCGAACGCTCGTCTATCGTACTTGGTCTGGTCAAGGGTTCCAAATTCCTTGGCCCAGGCTTCGTTATAGTAAGCATTCTCGGTTCCATCTGGGAACGTCGGGCTAGAGAGAAGCTTGCCAAGTGCTACATGCTTACTCTTTAGATCCTCGCCACCAGCATCATCCAGTGAAGTCAGTCCACGATCAAGCATAGAAGCATTGATCTTGTCATTGATCTGACCGTAGATCTTCCAGCCCTTGCTGACCTGAGCCTGGGTCCATGCATCCCGAGCACTTAGAGTGCTTCGGTCTGGGCCAGCACCAGGAACTACGCCATGCGTCTTCTGGTAGTAGTATGCTCCGTTGCTGAAGGTGCCATCGCCTTCATCTCCAACGATCAGGCCAGCATACTCTGGTCCAACCTTGTCGATCAGATCAGAGTAGTACTTGCCTACTTGCACGCTTTCCGCAGTAGGCTTTAGTCCAGTGTTGTTCTTGGACAGAGACTGGCTGAACGAGTAGAACGAATCTCCGTACTTGGAATAGAACGCCTCATCGGCGTTCGTCACGTCAGCCTTCTGCATCCTGCTGTACTCATCACGGAAGAACTGGTACGGATCCTGCTGGTTCACCGACAGTGGAAGTCCGAAGGCCATGGCAGCCTTGAAGCGAGACCATGTCTTGGCTCGGCTATCCAGTTCCTTCCAGGTTGGCTGAGTGTCACGAAGACCATTTTCCCACTTGTAGTTCTCAACCTGCATAGAGTACAGGAGAGCACGCTGACGCGTCTCTCCCATGTCGTCATTGGAATCTCCAAGACGCTTGCCAGTGTTCGGGTTGATGAAGTCCAGGACGGAATCCTGAGGACCGAACGGTAGAACGCCTAGTTGCTGCGCCCAGTCTGCGATATTGGGATCTTCCTTTGCGAAGTGATTGACCGCCATCTGAACGTAAGGGCCTGCTCCTACTGGGAGCATGCCATCGCCATGGTTGAGAACCAGCTCGGCAGATGACATCGGAATGACGAAGGAGGCATCCTTGTCAAGACCCATGAACTTGTTCAGAGCCTTACCGCCAAGATAGTCAGGTACCTGAAACAGAAGCTTCCTGTTGCCGTACTTGACCAGCGTGCGCTCACCCGTTGCTGGGTTGGTAGAGTATCCAGCGCCATCAACTGCCTGGCCATCCTGATCTACAACCATTCCAACGCGAGCTGGAGCGCCGTAAACCTGAGCGATATGAGGCAGAACCTGGGGCTTGTCAGCAATGATCCTTGCCCAGCGGTTCCAGGACTCCTGCTGCGCTCCGAAGAACGCTCCAAAGTTCCTGGTGTGGTAAGCAAGTTTGCTCTCGTGATCCATGGTGAACGTAAAATCCTTGACGTCCTTCAGTGCCGCAACCCTTGCATTCTTTTCAAGGATCTGACGAGTCGCCTCATCCACATGAGTGATCCCCTGAGACTGCAGAACCTTCATGTTGTCGCCAAGGTGCCCCTTGTAGCGGGTCTTGAACAGAGGATTCCTCAGTAGCTTCGTTGCAGGTAGCTGGTTGGCCGCCCGATAGTATCCACTGATGAATCTGTCTACGGCCTTGGCCGCAAGCGAAGTCCCCTCGGAGTACTTGAAGGCTTCTCCGTTTACTTCTGGACGATTGATGGCTGGAACGGTATCCTTTAGAAGCTGACCATCCAGCTTACCCTCTAGAACCTGCTTCCTGATAACATCCATTCCAGCATGAGCTGGATCTAGAATGTAGTCAACGTGTCCCTTGACTCGCTGAGCAAGTTCTGCATCACTAGTGTGATCAAGATTGATGTTGGTTCGGTACTCTCGACCCTCAGGAGTCGAGCGCATCCACGATGCAATCTCATTCTCCGACTTGCCCATCAGGGCCTGTCGGGCAACTGTAGATTTTCCGATCTGGTCATTGATTACACGAGTCCACGCAGCCATGTGCTTTTCAACGCCATGAGAACTGACGCTCAGGTTTTCCCAGTCAAGACCACGAGTGTTCTTGAGGTACCAGTCAGCCTGACGACCTAGCATGTTAGCCATGTTTCGTTCGCCCGCTGCGAGATCCATGAACATGCCACCCTCTTGACCCGCTCCAGCACCAGAGAAGATCTGTCGACCTACTCGCACATCCTTCTGTGCATTCTTCTCCAGAGACTGAGTCAGTTCATAGTGGCGCTGCTTTGCTTCCATGAGATCAGAAGCGTTGGCCTCGTAGTCATGCTCATGGAACGTGGTAGGCTCGCCAGCCAGATGAGTCTCAACCATCTGAGTCTTGAGAGCACCCTCGCGGCTGGTCAGTTGTGCGATGTGACCATTCAGGATATCTAGTTCAATCCTATTTGCCTCAGCGGTAGACTTTGCCCATGTTCCGCGAGCCACTCTGTTGACAAGATCAGAAGTTCCATTAGCGGTACGAGACATCATCTCAACGGCGCCGAACCTTGCAACCTGTCCAAGGAAGTCGTCGGCAAGCGCTCGCGGCGCGTAACCGAGACGTGCTAGCTGAGCAAACTTCCAATAGGTATTGAGCTTTCCAGCGATATCGTCGCCAGTTGCCCACTTGTCGCCAACCCACTTGCGCTGCTGATCGAACCTTTTGCCATCATTCTTGATCAGCTTTTCCATCTGACGGAAGTCAAGCACTACATGGTTATTGGCGAGCTGAGTATCGAGGATCGGAGTGGATACAATCCTCCCTCCGTCTGCTTCGATGTCAGCGAACCTAATCTGAGATCCAGGGTTAGAAGGATCCTGCATCTTGCCCGCACTATAAGTGCGATTCCTTGCGTCCCCCTGAGTAATCATCCTTCGCTGTGCAAAGTCCTTGTACAGGTCCTTGGCGGTCTCGACGGTTACACCATACTTGGCTGCTAGATCCTTGGTGACAGACTCTTCCATCTCCATGAGCTGACGGCCACGCTGATCAGGAGTTGCCTTAATGTAATCAGCTACATGCTTCTCGCGAGTCTCACGGCTGATGGACTTGGTCTCCCCAAGGAGGCCATCCAAAACCCTGTAGCTATCAGGTTCGTGAATGTCGATGTAGGCAGAGGGCTTGATATCCCCGTAAGACCTTGCGATCTTGATAGGGAAGCCAACGCTTGCGTTGTATGCAAGATGAGGAACCGCCATAAGGCCAGCCCCTCGAACTGCCTTCAGGTTTCCCTGTGCGATCTCACTGCCCCTGGCCCTGATGGCCAGTGGAGATGTAACCCTGTTGAAGTTCAGTTCAGCAAGAGAACCGAATGCAGATGCCTGACGGTTAGAAAACTGAAGCTCGTCATCAAGACCACGGATCATCTTCTCTTGGTCTGCGATATAAGCCTTAATCCTTACACCGGCAGGAGATGCCTGGCTAGCTGGAGAGAGTCCAGCAAACCTGTCACCAAGTGCAGTGGTCTTGGCTGCTGCAGTCTTGGCCTGGATTCCCAGAGAAATATTCTGCGCTTCCAGAGTTCCCATCGCAGCACCGTCACCCATGGTGATACGGAGAACAGACCTAACCTGATCCTCGCCCTTGGCCTGCGCCATGAGGCTGGAGATGGTTGGTCCGTTGGCAGATTTCTTGAATGTGCTGAAGTTGTTCTGAAGCACGTATGCAGCGTTGTCAGGATTCTTGATCTTGATGTCCATGACCTGCTTGACCATGGCGTTGACAGTACTAGAGGTGTTGATCGCTTCAGTACCAGACTTGGCACCCATGGCCCTGGCAACAATTCCAGGATTGGTGAGACGTTCGACTGGCTTCGTGGCCAGTCGAACCTTGGCCGCTCCAGCTGCCTTGCCAGTAAGAACCAGAGGATCCGCATACCAGGAGACTGCAAGGTCTGCAGTTCCAGTTACGTACTTAGCTGGTCCTTCATCAAAGTACTCTTCCTTCCGCGTCTTGGTTCCAAAAGGATCCTTAGCGGTAGGAGTGTCTCTGTACTGACCAGCCTTGAGAAGCTTGGCATCCTGGGTAAGCTGCATCGGATCAAGACCACGATCATGCAGTTCCTTATTGTTCAGTCCAAGCATCCATAGTGCCTGACCTGGCGACACAGACTTAGCTGCATTCCAGATGTCAGAGTTGCTACGGTTCTCCCAGCCTGCTGGTGCTCCATAGAACAGATTGTGAAGCGATAGCGCCGCTCCCGAAAGGATCGGCGATACGGTATTGGAGTAGAGAGCATAGATCTTGGAACCCACCATCTCAAGTGGCTTCATAAACCACAGAGAGCTAGCAGATGCGGCAGCACTGCGCTGGTTCTGTAGCGTGGTCAGATTCTGTCCACTGGTTCCGCTGACTAGAGCATCATTCGGATTTGCTCCATTGGCACCCTGTGCACTCCAGTAGTTCTGGAGCTGGGCAACGGCATCAGCGGGAATCTGATCAACGGTACGCTTGCCAGACTGGATGTCCTGCTGAAGATAGAACAGATCACTTGGGGATAGGGTAGTCAACTCAGGCTCCTAGCGTTGGCTCCTCCGGATGGTAGCCAGAGATGCCCATGTTGAGAAGTGATGTGGCGGCACTGTTGGTGTCGTCGCGCTGCATGCCAGACCTGGCAAGGTCGATGCCAAATGCTGGAGAATCAGAGAAGGCCATAGCCAGCGAACCCATGTCATCAAACCACTGGCCACCGTAGTCATAGTGAACGATCATGTCATCGCCTTAACCTTTCGGACTACGTTGCGCATGGCCCAACTAGCGCCTTCCTGATTTGCCATGAACTCAAGAACTGGCATATAAGGAATGAGCTTAGCCATGTCTTCCTGACTCTGATCAGCAAGACCTAGAGCAGACTGTGAGGCGCCCGGCCCAAGGGCGGCGCCATCGGTTACAGGGGTTCCAGGCTGGGCAGTCGGAGCGTTCATGGGAACAACCTGATCAGCAGGGTTGCCAAACATGGAGGCGAAGTCTGTGGGATTAGCAGTGCCTGCATCCTTTGCCATGGGCGCGCCAGTCTTCTGTTCCTGGTATGCCTTATTCTCTCCGTACTGAGCATTCGGCAGGTCAGTGCGCTGACTGAACTTGCCCGGTCCTGCTACTGGTGTGCCCATCAGAACCCCTTGGTGATCTCTGCGAAGCGCTTGTCAATCTTCTTCTGGTTAGCATGCTGAACAGTCATGTACGTGTAACCTTCAATGGTGTTGGCTACGTCTTGAACGATATTGAACGTGCAGTTGAGAGCAAGGACAAGGACTGACCATCGATCATGCCTTATGGCTTGCGTTGTTGGATCGTATACTGCCTGATCCTCGTCCATGCTCTGCCTCCCGCTTACTTGGCCATTGCTCCACCGGCACCCGTAGTGCCGGTGTTGACAAGAATGGTCGTATCCCAACCAATGTTGGCTGGTGCGTCCTGGTGACGAGAATCTCCCTGTGCAACAGATTCCAGTACATCCTGGGTGTGAGGAGCTAGCATCCTGCCCTCTAGCGTCTCCCACTCGGTGTTGCGTGGGTGCTGCGGGAACATCCCGCCCTCTTCTCCCATGTTAGACATGTGTTCTCCTTGTTAGATCGGGCTCTGCCTCTGTGTGCGAGCCGACATGGTCGCCTTACCTCCAGAGGTAAGACCCGCCAGAAGGGACTGCATGTCCATTCCTTGCGGTGCCTGCTGACCTGGCTGACCCTGAGAAGGGCTTCCAGGGCCTGCTGGAGCGCCTTGGGGCGCCCCCTGGGCTCCCTGTCCCATGATGGCTTCCAGGGGGCTTATAGCGGCCTCTGGGGCCTTCTTGGGTACGAACACCTTGAGCACTGCGGAGTGAACCGGAGTTCCCTTGTCGCGCTCTTCGATGATCTTGGCTACCTTGGTCAGTGCATCTGTTGGATCCTGGCCTTGCTGGGCCATCGGAAGGATGGCCTGCATGTAAGCCATGATGCCCTGCTTCAGAGAGTCTGTGAACTGTTCAGTGTCAATCTGGGCCTGTAGCTGTACGACGTCCAGGTCCATTGGGAGTTGACGCTGTACAAAGTCACGAGATACAAGCTGATCTCCTCGGAGCTGGAGAAGGGCGACGATCGCCCTCGCAGGATCCTGGCCCGCTGCAAAACCGTATGTGACGTCAACGACGTAAGATCCATTGATATCCTTGCTCGGAGTGTAGGTCTCTTCGAATGGCGTTCCCTGAACAACGCCTCGCACAGTCTTCTCTTCGTTGGGCCATAGCTTCTCATCCATCTCGAACGCAAGTTGCAGTGCGTGACGGAGAGCCTTGGAGATGACAGTCTGCCCCGTAGTGATGACCGCATTGAATCCACCCTGAAGTGCTTCAACTCCTCGGCCCGTGATGATAGAGGCAGACATGTTACCAGAGCGGGATTCGGGAGTTCGCGTTCCTACACGAAGTTCCTGTTCCAGCATCTGACCTTCCTGGAAGGCGTACTGTGGAACATCGAGTGCGATGCGTCGAACCTTGTCAGGATTGTCGGTCCTGATGATAGCGTCGTCACCGAAGGTCATCTTCTGAACGTCGCGAGGTACTGCGATCGGAGCGCGAACACTCTTCTCGGTGGCCTCTAGTCCAAGTAGGGCCATGCGAGCCTTGGCTAGCTGAACCCAGATGGCATCGTCGAAAGCACCACGAGTTTCACTGTCAAAACCTGGACGCTTAGCGATTGCAACGTAGACCTTGCCCATTGGATTGGGCATCATGTCAACGATCTGATTGGAGTGAAGAGGCAGGTACATCACGATCTGATCTGCATCGCAGTACTTGACTACTTCAATCTCACGCTCAGCCCATCCCATCTGCCCGCCAGAAGTTCCAGTCTCGTTGGACTGAAGAACCTTTAGCAGACTGGGGAACTTGGCTGCGAGATGGATCGCCTCCTCCCGCCAGACCTTCGTATAACTCCTCACTCGACCATAAAGGTCGATCTCAGGATAGATGCCCAGAGGACTCTCTACCCTGATCCGTGGAGTCTTGTCCTCGAAGTCTGGCTCGACTACGTAGACTGCCATTCCGAAAGTGTTGTAGTAATCGCAGAACTGAACCTGATGACCAGCGGGAAGCTGTGAGTCCTGTACGTAGTAGTTGGCTACCTTGGTCCTCTTGCCACCAAACCTCTTGGCCTTGTCCGTAGTATTGATACCAGAAGAACAGTTGATGCTGGGCATGGAGCCCATCATCTCTGCGATGTCACGTGCACTGGTGTCAATCAGGTTGGCTACGATTGGCTTGGGCCATGCGTCAGGCATAGACCCTGGAACTACGTTTTCGATATCCCCAGACCTGACGTCATGGACATCGCGCTGACGCTGGTCACGGTCAGCGGCTGAACGGCGCAGGGACTCGACCTTTGCAAAGATTCGTTCGGTCATGAGCGCCATGCAGTCACCTCCTTAAGAGAGCGCCCTTAGGCGCTCATACTTCTCTTCGGTCGTATGCCCATCCCACTTAGCAGAGCTAAGGAAGGGGACACCGGAGAAGAGATCCATGTCATTCGATGAGATGTGCCAGCTCAGCTGACCCTTCGGCGTCTGAACGTATACAACGGCCCAGTCTGGTTCCGCTGGGTCTGCACCGATCACTGAAGGGTAGAGCTTTGTCAGGTGTTCTACCAGGTAGGCACGCTCGCGGTAGATGTCCATCAGGCCGAAACCTTAAGACGCTTCCACGTCTCCGGTCCAGGATATCCATCGGCGCCACTGCCAGTCCAGCCCTGCTTCTGCTGGAACCATGCGACTGCCTTGATGTCAGCACGAGTAAACTCTGGAGAGGGGCCCATGCTGTAGCCCTTGTAGCCAGCCCTTACGAGGGCCTGGCCCATTTTGGTGATGATCGGAGAAGTTCGTCCGATGTAGAAGAAGCCCGCGCCCGGGAAGGGCGCGTATACAGGAGCTGGCTTCGGAGGAACCGGCTTGTCAAAGTCGGGAGATCCATAGCCGGTAACAAAGTCAACCTTGCGTGGGCGAGTTCGCTTGTAGACGCCATCACCCTGAGCGGAACCCTGGTCGTTGGTGTTACCCTCGATCGTAAAGATCTCGGTGTCATTGAACCCGATCACGACGCCAGTGTGCACGTTGGATCCGAAGATGACCTGCGCTCCTACAGATGGATACTCGCTCCATCGTCCGTGAGCCTTGTACCATTCCATCGCCGTGTAGACGGAAGCGGTGACCGGGAAGGTCCCCGCCCTGATGCCAGCACGCTGGTAGGCCCATGTAGCGAAGGTTGCACACCATGGCTGATCCTGCGCCCACTCAAGCCCAGGAACGGCTGGAGCGTACTTCTCATGGTTGTTCCAGTTACCGTCGCCGTCACGGCCTTCATGATAGCCAACCTCTGCGTTCAGTACGGAGATCAGTCCGCTGACAGTTCCCATTAGTTGTCCTCCACGTAGCTGGCAGCAGCCCGAAGGATATCGGGACTGTCCTTGAAAAGACCTAGTGCCTTATTGCACGGGCCGCATAGAAGCTTTCGTAGACACTGACCACACGTCTTCTGCGTTGGGCAGCAGGCATGATTGTGATCTACCACGAAGCGCCTGCCGGTGGGGCAGGCGTCAGTCTTGCAGATGGCACATAGTCCATCCTGGTCAGCCAGCATCTTGAAGTAGGTTGCTGATGTGATTCCATACTTGATCCTGAGCTGCTTGTCTTGTGCGCAGTCTCGACAGTACGGATTGAGTCCATCAAGGTTGTCCTTGTTGGCGCAGAAGTTTTCAGTCTTCATATACTCTCGGCAACTTGAACATCGACGCAGGCCACCACGCCAAATCTCGTCACGATTTACCCTCATGCGCCCCACCAGGAAGAGCCTCCTTCAGCCATCGCAGCTTGCGAGATGTAGTCCAAATCCAAAGTCATGGTACGCTCTTTATCGCGAGGACTTTGGTAGGCATTGGCGACGTGGAATACGCTCTCGACTTCGAACACAAGCTCTCGTGCTCGAATCTCGGCGAACCACAGTGCCATGATGATGTCGGTCTTGCTCTTGGTTTCTGGAAACCAAGTAGTCAGTTGCTCGATCATCATCTTCACCCCTTCGTTCTGAGAACGAGAGGGGAGGTGGATCATGGACTTGCCTTCTCTTCCTCCGTCGAAGAGCATGGACATGGAGGCTACGCCGAAGTCTGAGTCCCACTTGTTGTTGCCAGTGAAGTGCTCCTTCAGCATGCAGCCACGGGATCCGAGGAACTGCCTGATCTCCCTGTTCTGGGTGACCATGAGGTTCATGGCGTTCTTCTCGATGCGCCACTCGTTGATCCTGTACTTGACAGTCCATTCCTTGATCTTGTCAAAGAGGTCATCGGGCTTGCAGTTGCCACGGGACCAGACATCCATAATCCAGCGCTTGCCAGTCATCCTGTCTACACCCATGACAACGGAGGCAGAGTGTCCGGTCATCGCGGGGTCGAACCCGCCGATGATATACATTCCGTCCATGCCATTCGTTCGATGTCCAGGTGCTCCGTGGAACATTGGGCCTGCTGAACGCATGCCGTCAATCGAGCCCACCACGTCTTCAACCTTGAAGATTGCATCAGAGGTTACTTGCTCCTGCTGATAGACCATGGACCAGTTCTGAGGGGAACTGGTAGCACGGCGCCTCGCCAGCGATTTTCCGCTGTGCCAAGGATACAGTCCATCCTCGTTAGCAACCACCAGCTTTCGGGCGCCCAGTGATACGGGCGGCCTGTTGGTGAAGGGGGCGAGGACGTGCCAGTCGTCTGGATCGTCTGCGAACTCCAGCACCGCAGGCTGAGTGAGATAGGTCCAGGGAGAAGTTTCGTCCTGACCATACCATTCAGGCTTCTGGATCTCGGAGTAGAGTTCCACGGGAGCGAGGCGGGTGCCGACCAGAAGGAGTGTTCCTCCAGGGTAGCTGAGACGGTTGATGACCTCACGCTGAATCCAGTCGATCTGCTTGGCAAACTCATGAGCGTTCTTTCCCGTCACGGTGTCATCAAGGATGATCAGGTCGGCTCGGTTGCCGTAGATCTGTCCGGTCATACCCAGAGCCTGAACGGTGGGAGTTGCCTCACCAGAGTCACGAGCTTCCGCGTTGACGTAGATAGAGTCCGCAGTCCAGGACGAGCTGTTGGCATCGAATCCGCCCTCAGGGGCGAAGTCGATCTGTAGCTTCTGGTACGCCTGGTTAGCTGATGCCAGCCTGTCCTTCACTCCACGGAGGAACCTCTTCGCCATCTCCTGTGTCTGAGACACGATGATGATACGAATGTTTGGATCCTGGCAGACTCGGTAGGTCACGTAGTTCACAGTGATGGTCGTGGACTTCGAGTGCTCAGGTGGAGTGTTGATGATGACCATGCCAGGATCGCCCTCAACGTAGAGCTGGTTCTCGTGCAGCTCTCGTGGCTTGCGGCCTTCTAGGATGTCATACCACTGTAGCTGGTGCCAGAAGAGCTTGGTGTCCAGATACTCTTCACAGAAGGTAGGGAAGTCGACGATGTTCTTACGAGCATCCTCAGCCGACTCGACGTTCGCCATAAGGCGAAGACGGTCCGTGTTCTCACGGAAACTGGCGTCAGATCCTCGCATGTACTTATACTGAGCTTCCGTGATGCGAAGGTCAGCGCAAGCCTGCTTGATCGTCTTGCCCTGCTTCAGGTACTCCATAATCGTCTTCTTGCGGGCGCTGGACTGGGCCTTCGTTGCTGTAGCAGAACGTTCTCTGGGAGGGCTGCTGTAGATCCTACCCTTCTCGTCCTTATACATCGTGGCCATGTTTTTGCTCCAACTTCCATATGTTAACTTATGCGGCTTTCCCTACGGTCAACGCCACAAGGTGAAGACTCTGAAGTCACCACCCCTTAGGGGGGTGGCTCCTTTGAACGGAGGTATGATCCCGAGAGTAGAGAGGGTAAGACGTTTTCACCCTCCAACTACATGTAACATACTGCGGATGATCCGGCGTCACCGCCCTTTAGGGGCGGTGACTCCGACAGAGCCGCAATATCTAAAGGGTCTCATAAGTACTATAACCCATACATCGGCAAGTCTTGGACGGGGGTGTGATGCAGTTCACATAGATTGTTACATAGTATCACTCTGTGTAGATAGTTCCGTAAGTAGTCGTCACTGTGTGTAGAACTTTTATGATGAAATCTTAGTGGGTCTCACACCACACCACACGGCCGAGATTAACAAACCCCGGGTCGGTTTGCACCACTTTGTCCCATTTTGCCCCGTCCACTGTGTCCCGATTTGCCACCATCTGTCCAGCCTTGTTGATCATGGTTACACGGGCAGCCTGGCTAGAGTTGAACATGTTCAGATGTATGGGTATGCGCTGGCATGTATACCTATGCACACCAGCCAGCATGGGTGCTCACATGAGCGGGCTTGTGCACACGTGAGCAGGGGCAGCAGATGCGGCTGATATGTCCAGATATTGCAGCAGATGCCAGCTTATTGCATGCATATGCATGTTATTTGCAGCAGGGGACAGTACAATGGTTGGTACAATACCCACCCACATCCACCCCACACAAGCCCCATCAGTAGACATAGTGGACACTTTCGGATTGGGGGTTGACACTGGACCGGAGTAGGAGGAGTGTTATCCACGTCAGCAGCACACAGCATCACTCGCTCACACAGGAGAGGCGCTAGCTGGATGACTTGGGCTCAGCGCTCCACCACAACTCCACATCTCACGCCCACAAGCGCCTAAGCGCTTGAGTGCACACGCTAAGACCGGTGAAGAGGCGAGTGAGTCAGATGCTAACCTTCGGGAAGGCTGACCTCTTACCTCCGATCAAGGAAGCTGAAGAGATTAGGCGCAAGCCGAGGGGTTGACAGGAGAGCGGGAAGCCTGGCAAGATTCTACCAGTGGCCAGAACGTCGGCCGCAAGCTTCAACCAAAACAGAACAGCAGGGTAAGTTGTCCGCCCGACAGTGGTAACTCGGGTTTGGCCACACATCTCCAGCTTCACGGCTGGATGCGTTAACGGCCAGGCTACAACAGAGGAGCGCTTGCGCTCATGCCAGGATGGATGTCGATCAGCGGCGCGAACCGAGCTGACGTTGTTTCTCAACTGAACAGAGTGTCAGGTGTGGATCTTCAAAGCCTCGCAAGGGGACTGAGTAGACCCTACGTAGCAATGGACCCTCCCAGTAGGGCGCCCTTGAGGGGCGCCTGAGAGTTGAGGCGAGCCAACGGCTACTCAGTGGATTCACATCGTTCTCTTCTCCCCTTGTTGGTGCATCTTCTCCGATGCATCAGAATGGAGAACGAGTATTTTGCCCAGAGAGAACGGCTAGCAAGCACAATGAGCTAGTGAATGCTTGAGGGGTACTCGTTCTCCGTTCGGTGTACTCACACTGTGAGTGCAGACAAGGGAGAGACAATGTGTGAACAGACGAACAGAGACGGCACACAGTGTTCCAACCCTTCTCGCTTCATCGTGAATGGGTTGCTGCGTGAGGCACAGTCCACATCATGTGGAGTGCACCTTGCATCCACCGTCAAGCGACTTGCCGTCTTCAATGACGACAGGTACAAGGTACGGAACGACAGGCATGCAGGCACTGTGTACGTCAAGAAGGAGTTGTGATGGTAACTCTTGAGAAGGCGCGCCATGAGACAGTGGTGTTCAGCATGGACACCACCTATCCAGCCCATAACGGGATGGCAAGCGTAACTGTGTGGCCCACTCTTGGTCTAGCCAGGAAGCAGGCCCGCAAGGTGTCCGAGGCAGCAAACGGCCTCAACGCGATCGTTCGCAGGGAGTACTGAACGTGGCTCGCAAGTTTCTTCAGTCCCTCTTCTCCTCCGATGACAAAGCGGAGGCCGAGAAGGCGATGCACAAGATGGCCAAGAAGTTGAAAGATACTGGCGAGGCCAACACTCACGGCGTCAAGGTGGTTCATCGCTCTGGCACGTGGCAAGTAGATCTGTACGGAGACGAGCAGTAGGCATTGAGCGACAGTAGAGCGTTCGCCTTTAGGGGCGAACGTTCCATCGGTATGCTCAATACGTACCGACCAAGGGAGAGAACAATGGTGGTTGAGATCAACTACGCCAGGGCAGTGGAACTCATTGAAGCGGAGATCGCCAAGGAGTCCCCTGACTTTGTGTATGGGAAGCTTTCATGCTCGAACGTGGAGTACAAGGATGGTGAGCTGGTCGGATCCTGTCTCATTAGTAGGGCCATCCTGACCGCAACCGACCTCGCTCCGGAAACGATCGTAAAGAACAGCAACACGTTCTCCGGCATCTGGAGCCTTGCTAGAGCTTACCTTGATTACTTCAAGATGACCGCAAAGGCTCTGAGTCTCATGGAATCCGTCCAGAGTCAGCAGGACAGTCGGTATCCGTGGGGTGCAGCCCTTGAACACGGCATCCAGTACACCAACTACAACGAGTTCGACGACACCAAATACGTCGCGAACTACGACGATTTCTAAACCATGAGCATGGTGCAGCTCCCTTCGGGGGAGCTGTTCCGTGTCCCTAGTTTAGGGATGAACACAAGGGAGAGAGCATGAAGATGAACGCTGCTGTCAAAGCAAAGTGGCTTGAGGCTCTTCGCTCCGGTCGCTTTCCTCAGACGCATGGAACACTTCGCGACAAGGTTGGCTACTGTTGCCTTGGAGTCCTCACTGAGCTGGCTCAGAACGAGGGCGTGTGCAAGATGAAGTCGCTCGATGGCGAGCACCACGAGTATCTGCCCGTCGATTCCGACCCTGGCCTCTACGGAGAAACCGCTGGTCTTCTTGGCGTAGTCCAGGATTGGGCTGGCATTCGCAACAGCACGGCGCCGGAACTGGACTACGCCAAGTACGGCGTAAGTAGCGTGATCGGTCTGAATGATGAGCTTAGGCTCACGTTCGCTCAGATCGCTGACGTGATCGAGTACGAGTTCTAAACCATGAGCATGATCTAGCTGCCCGTAGGCAGCTAGGTTGTGTCCCTAGTTTAGGGAACCAAGGGAGAGAACATGAAGCAAACAGTGAAAGCCACTGTACGGCGCTGTGAGCGCTTCGGAGCAGTGAGGGTGTATTCCTACACTCCACCACTCGTCAAGGCGCTTACAAAGGCTCCTACGAGGCGCGTAGGGGTGATTCTGGTATGAGCACTCCACGGCTTGCCATGGTTTCGCTCGCTACGCTCCTGGTTGTGGCATGCACGGTCTTCTTTGGAGGATCGTGGCTTGTCGATCACAGCAAGAGCAATCAGGACCGCAAGGACGTCATCACGTACAACGATGGCTTCATCGACGGCGAGAACAGCATCCTTGACCGATGTGTTCAGATCAGCATTGGCTACCAGTGCCCTGATCCAGCGGTGAAGCGATGAAGCTAACGCATGGAGCATGCAAGTTATTCCATCAATGGTCCGGCTGGGCCAACATGGGCGGCAACTCTGATGAAGAGTACCGGCTGTGCAATAAGTGTGGAGCAAGTCAGACAAGGCCACGGAAGTGAGCATGGACAGTTGGGCACGGCTTTAGGGCCGTGCCTTTCTACCTCTGCTTACAAAGAGCAGCAGGAACAAGGGAGAGAACATGAGCATGGATACAGCTCGGAAGCTTGTCGAAAAGGGAGCCAAGCTCCTCGACGATAGCTCTTGTGGCGTCAAAGAGTGCAAGCGGGGGCACGAGGACAGGCCCGTCTTTGGCAACTGGCGCCATCTCATCCGTGAGAAGGGCAACAAGCTCGACATGAACGATCCGAAACACTGTGTGTTGGGCGTCCTGTTCGATGACTACTTCGCCGGAATTGATGCTCTCGGAAGTATCCGAGGAGCAACATACGGTTTCGCTGACGGCCTTGACGTCTCGTGCAGTGACCTCAAGAGCGCATGGCTTGAGGTCGTTGACTTCGCCAACAAGGATGCTGGAGTCTTTGCGGTCGGCAGCTTCCTGAAGGGTCGATGGGGCGCCAAGTGTCGCCTCAGGATCGAAAGTCTTGTCCCGTTTGGCGACAAGATGTTCTACCTCACCACGAACGGGATCAAGACCGAGAACGGGTACGAGGCCAATGGCCTTGATCCCGTGCTTCAGAGCGCAAACGACCTCGCGGCTGACTGGGAAGCGATTCCCGACTTCATCGCCGAGGAAGGCGACTTGCTCGCCTCTGCCAGCAGGGATAAGCTCTGGTATGTCGGCACCGCAAACAAGGCGTGGGAACTGAAGGCCGGGAGTCCCGTCCTTTGGGTTGGCCTGAATAGCCTCATAGCCGAAACGCCCGACATCAAGCATGTCAAGCGCTCCAATGGTGTCAATCTGGTTGACGGCGCATAAGCTCTGAATCATGAGCATGGTGCAGCTCCCCCAAAGGGAGCTGTTCCGTGTCCCTAATTCAGGGACGACAAGGGAGAGAACATGACCAAAATGGTAAGCGCTGAGAACATCGTTACCTCTGGTGACGTAGTACGCCTCAGTGGCTTCTCTCTGGCACGAGTCAGCGGCATTCTTGCGAGGGTCACTCCTCTCAAGCCGCTGGCGAAGGGTCAGACGGCACTGTACGACGTGAAGGATGTGCGAGAGGTACTGGCGAACGACTTCGCAGTCATGCTGGACTTCCTTCAGTACGTCCCCAAGGTTGAGGACGAAAAAGGCCGTGACGCTGTAGCGTAGCGTCCAGTCCCTCAAATCCGTACAAGCCAGGGAGAAGCAGTGGAATTCACGTTTGACTCGCCCTACAACGCTGGCGAGGCCATCAGGATCGACCTTAAGGCGGTTGAGCAAGAGCTTGGCGACGGCACATGGGAAACCTTGTCATCGGCCATCATGCTCAAGATCTCCGCATGGTCCGTAGCGTGGAGCAACACGATTGCGAGCGTAGACCCTGGAGACCTGCTGATTGATGGCGTGGATATTGCCATCAGCACAAATGGTGACTGGATCGTCGAGCTTGCTCAACTGTTCACATACCTCAACGACCTGCCACGCTACCAGGAGCCTGACGTCTATCTGGCATACCTGAATGGCAACGGATGGGGCTGGTCAGACTTCGACAACATCGATGACTGGACGGATGAGTTTTACAGCGAATATCCCGACGACCTGGACGACTATGGTCGGGAACGTATGAGCGAGTCAGAGTTTGCCCTTCCGGATCACCTGGAAGCGTACTTCGACTACGCACAGTACGCCGAGGACAGTCTCGACGAGCTCAACAAGTACAAGTGGAACGGAACAGAGTATCTGTTCAGTTCGTAGCATGATTCTGGTCCCCCCAGGGGGGACCAGCGTCGTGTGGCTTACTGAAACACAGTAAGGCGACAAGGGAGAGAACATGAGCATTCTCAACGATGTGAAGACTTTCATCGCCGAGCAAAAGAGCGAGTACGAGAGCGCCGATTCCGAGGACAAGATGTTCATGCTTGTCATCACTGGACTTGGGCTTCTCGCAACTCTGATCGTCGCTTTTGGCATCCTGGCATTCGTCTTCTGGATTGCCAAGGCGGTCTTCCCATTCGCTGTAGGCGCCGCACTGTTCTACGTGTTTGGCGTCTACAGGTGGGGCTGGAAGGTCCCGAGCCTGAAGCGCAAGAAGTGAACAGGAAGCTGGATACATTCCTCGGCTGCCTGGTTGCTGGTAGCATTACAGCGGCATCCCTGTTCATCCTCTTCTACTACGCAGGAAAGTGGTAACATCCGTCGCTCACCTCCAGGTGAGCGCGGTTATGGCTGCACAGAGCGAGTCCATATGGCTCACCTCCTATAGAGTCTTGTCCACTCTGGAGATCATCCACTCTGTGCAGCTTTATCCGCAGCAGCGGTCTTCTACAAGGGAGAGAACATGCGGCACATTGATAGTGATGAGCTGGTAACTGCCCTCACCAAAATGGTGCAGATCAAGGGATCCGACTTCATCTACAGGGATCCGTTCGGCGGCCACACTCAGTGTCAATACGTCCACCTGGACGGCGATTCACGTGAGCGAACCTATGTTCCTGGATGTGGCATCGGTCAGGTTCTGTACGACCTGGACGTCATCAGTCTTGAAAACATCTTCGAGGGCTTCCACAACGATGACGATTCAGGATCGTTCCTGTCCCACCTCGCACGAGTGAACGAGGTTCACTTCTCCGAAGAGGCGGCCGATGTGGTCGCTACCTTCCAGCTCCACCAGGATCACGGCGACACTTGGGGCGAGTCTCTCAAGTACGCCCTTGGTGGCAGATCCTTCCGCTCCAGCGAATGTAAGAAGTAGCTAGGCAAGGGTTCACGCCTCAGGGCGTGAGCCCTCAAGTCGACTGGGAGAACTCTCTCCCCTTCCAGTCGGCCTGTGGGCTCACGATTCCAGCGGAAGGCGCTAGTCTATCCGTGAGTCTAGGAAAAAGGAGACATGGCAACCACTTACGTAGTAACTCAGAATCCTCTCTGGCCTACCGGAACAGAGTCGGAGGATGAGTGGATGGACTACCCGACAGCCGTCAACGATGCGAATCGTAAGGCTTCCGGGAGCACCGCCAGCACCACCTTCTATGTTCACGAGAAGGTGACTCGGCCCGTGTACAAGTCTCAGCGCAACGTCACACTTATTACCGAGGTGATCGATGGCGACGACGAAATCGGTACCGGCACGAAGTAGGCAGATCGACGCTATCTCTGACTTCATTGATAAGTTCATGGACTCAGAGGACGAAGAACGTACTACCAAGGATCTTGCAACCATCATTGTTGACGGCATCTACAAGCTGTGGACTGTTGATTTGCAGGATGCATCACCTCCAATGAGAGTGGGCATGGCCTTCAAGGTTCCCATGGTGGCAAAAGTGCATCATGTAGCCTGGATCGGCATGTCCCTCTTCAATGGCGAGGAGACAGAGCTGGCGTGGTGTATAGCGGCAGACTCTAACGTCGGCACACTGGCGCCTACTTCCTCCAATTATTGGAGGATCATCAAGGAGTCGACCGCCAAAGCGGGCGCTCCCGGCAACAACAAGGCAGGATACAAGGCTGGTGACATCGTTTCCTTGCATCTAGGCTCGGATCCGTATCACGTACTAGCAACTGCCGACAAGTGCGTACTGCTGCGAAGAGTGAAGGATATCTCTTTGCAGTGCGAGACGAACGAAAACCTGGACAAGTTCTACAAAAGGTGGAAGAAGTGAAGTTCAAGGTTGACCAGGAGATCACTGGTGGAGTCGACCAAGCCAAGGCAACGGTGCGCTATGCGTACTCGGGTGGTGGCCGACAAGATCCTCAGTACCTGATCGAGTATGCTACCAGTGGCGTTTCTCTGCTCAGTCAGACGTACGTGGAGAAGAACTTCAAAGTCGTTCCCGAATTCTTCGAGGTTGGGCACATCTACAAGATGAACTCCAGCGGCAGCGAGTACGACATCAAGGGAGTTCACGAGCTTGACAGTGGAGAACTGTTTGCCATCTCTCTGTATACCCTTCTAGGCGGCCAGCAGGGTTACATCATCCTCGATCTTTCTGACTTCAAGTACGTAGAGGAGATCTGAATGGACCCATACGCAATCCTGTTCCTCGGAGCCTGGGTGGCCACGGCAGGCTACGCCTACTGGCTCTACGAGGACCGAGAAGTCCTGATATACGTGATCAGCGGAATGATGAAGGATGCCGATGCAACTGCCGATGAATCCTCTGATCGCGTTTCTGATCGGCGCAGCAAGTAGCGGAGGGACGTACTCAATCCTCCGGTACGGCTTTGACGGCACAAAGCAAGGCAGCATCCTCGCAGGAGTCATCTTTGGACTCTTGATCATGGGATGCTGCCTTGTGGACGAGCGGTAGCTGATGTTTCGACAGGGCTTTAGGGCCCTGTCGTTTCACCTACTCCCACCTATCCATCCCACTGAGTTGATACTGCCGCCCTCATGGCCGCATTAGTCCTCACAACCCGCTTCTGCGGGCTTCTATCTTCGTCAGGCTCCCTGCGTCCAAGGGTGGTCTGTACGGCCGCTACGGCCCTCTCTGAGCGCTTCCTGGCGGCATCCTCACTGATCTCAAGAGTCTCGCCGATCATTGCATGCGTCCAATGGAGCTTGAAGCCCCACACCAGGACGTTGTAAGCATCGTCGGCAAGCTTTGAGACTGCGTTCTTCACGTCGATCAGTTCAGCGATTCGATCGCCAGTCTGATTGGCCTGAGCCTTCCGTCCTGGCTGGCCGTCACCATGAAGCCCGAAGGACTGCCAGCTCTCGTAGTCAAAGGCATCTGGAAGCAGAGTCTTGATCTTCGGGATGCTGTACTTGAAGAGATCGTCTGGCGAGTAGCCTTCAGCGGCAGCACGTTCCGCGTTGCAGTGGTCAAAGGCCACCTTGCGCATGATGCGAGAGATCCCAGCTTCCCAGGAAGCCTCCTCCATCTGCTGCTCGATCCAGACCTTCTTGCTATAGATCCACACGTACAGAGCGCCAGAAGTGTCAGCGGCAGTGACATACGAGGGGAAGTTCTTGCTGACACTTCTGGCTGTACGCTCGACGATGGGCATGAGAACTGCGGGATCAAGGGGCATTCAGTACTTCTTTCCTGCTACATAGAAGGAGCGATCGACTGCTGTTACCAGTTCGGGCCAAACCCTCTTGCCATCGTCCCGAAGGATAGCGAACGACATCACCCAACTGACAGAACCATCCTTGACATATTTGGCGTGAGCAGGGTCCATGATGCTGCCTACGTTCATGTAGAAGCGGGGAGTTACCTTCCCGTCGAACCCGTAAGCCCGCGTAGTGATGAAAGGCTGGTGAGTATGTCCGAAGATTACGTTCTTGTCAGTGCCATACCGCTGCCCGAACTTGGTGCCCCACGCTTGTGGGGTAGCCGCATAGCCTCCGGACTCGTGACCGTGCACTGCGTACGTGTTAGTTGCGATACGGATTGGACCCTTGACATACGAGACTCCGAGGGGCCTCAACTGGAAAAGCTCTTCCATACTGAGTGCCCGAAGTGTGGCCAGCGGAGCCGCATACTGTTTCACGAAGTCTCGGAGTCGGAGATCGTGGTTACCCTCCAGCCATGTGATGGCGGCCTTCGGGGCCGCCTCTCGGAGTGGAGTCAGTACATCGTTGACAAAGCTGTCAATGTGGTCCTGAAGCTCTGGCGCGTATTCGGCAGCCGTTCCCTTTGACCACCGGCTCATGGTGGGGAAGTCGATCGCATCTCCGATCGACAGGATCTTGTCAGGCTGCAGCTCCTTGACAACCCTGATGATCTTTGAGAGCATCAGCTTGTCTTCGTAGGGATGCTGCACATCTGGAATGACTAGCGTAGTTGTCTGCATCTGTCAACTGTACCACACAAGGAGATTCCGTGAAGAAGTATATGCTCCAAGTCTGGGTCAAGGGGTCCGATCCCTTGGGTATCTCCACCTTCGACATGCCTGTGCATGCCAAGACGCGCACGGAAGCCCTCAAGTGGACCCAGGACGCCCTGTCGGGGCCCGCCTCAACCATCCACTACAACGACGACAGCGGGGACGTTAGCTGGCTTCTCAGCAGCGACAGCATCCTGTTCGTACGAGTCTCAGAGGTGTGACGCAGGTCACACATACTATCAAAATTCTGGAGGAGTCTTGGACGATGAAGAAGAGTACGACGAGTACCGAGTGCAAGACTTCTTAGTCAGGGCTGCCCGCTCATCTGAGCGTCCACCTGGACAAGTGAGCGAATGTGAAGAAGATGTGAAGACAGCGCAAACGAACTTGTGCTGATCTGAGATCCTGTTTAGACTCAAATCCTTCCTTCCCCTAGCTTATACGGCTCAGCCGGATGAGCCGGGCCCCCTAAGGGGACCGGATCTCCGGAATATCCGTAATAAGTTAACTGATCTGACAGTTGCTCTGCTTCGCAACGCACAAGCTAACAACTTTACGAGAGACCGCCCCTTGGGGGGCGGCTCTCTTTATCGGAGGAAAGACATGGAACCGGAAGAGCTTGCAGAAGTTGTAGAGTCTGAAGCTGTCAAGAACTTTCGTAGTGCACAGGCCATCTACGCGAATCTAGAAGCTCAGTACAACAGGCCTCAAGTGTTTACAGACAAGGCCAAGTGTGCTGGACTTCCACTTGAATGGTTCGTCATTGTTCAGCCGGACAAGCGTCCGACTGCAACCAACGACATGAACAACCGTAAAAACCTGAAGCGTGGTCTAGCCACTTGTAACGGTTGCCCACTGCTGTACAACGGTGAGTGCTACGACCAGGCAGAGCCGATTGATCTTGACTGGACCATTCGAGGTGGCGAGATCCCTCTGATGTGGGACCAAGTTAAGGATCGTGTTAGACGCCCTGGTGGGCGTCCTGCTGGAGTCAAGGTAGGACACTGTCTTCTCAACCATGATCTCAGGTTGCCAGATGCGAAGGCAACCAACGGATCTTGCAGGATTTGTGCACAGGCCAACCGGAGGGAAAATTGGCAGTCCCGACAGGAAGCGCTGGGTCGTCAGGTTGCCGCCTCTGGCATCCGTTGCCGCAACGGGCACGATCTGACACCCGCTGGCTCCCAGCTCTCTAGCGGGCGCTGCAAGGCCTGCTCGCAGGCTAACTCCCGGCGGTCTCACGCGAAGATGCGCGAGCAGCAGCAAGCTCGACTTGCGCAGCGCCAACTTGCTGGTGTAGAGTAGGAACTACCAACCCAGCAAGCTACTGGGAAGGTTGACCGGAGCTTGATCACTCCGGTAGAGTCTCATCCATGGGGGTAGGGATCCAGTGAGGATCCCGAAGCTGGTTCGATTCCAGCAGACTCGCGCAATCCATGTGAAGTCATGACTGTGGTCACCCTACAGTTAGGCACCGGCCAACCCGGTGGCTCGACAACCAAGAGTCGATAATCATGGACGGGCAGGGTGGTTCCTTGCACCAACACTTGGCTAAGGCTTAACGGTCGCTCGTGTTGCTAACCATACAACTGAATAGCCCTCGTAACCTCTGTTGCACAAGTTGCGAGGGCACCTTTATCCCTCCGTTCGGAGGTACGTTGCAGCACCTATCGTATTCCCAGTACAACTCTTACGTTTCTTGCCCGCGTTCGTGGTATTTGAGCAAGGTGGTCAAGGCGGAAGAGAAGATGACGTGGTTCCTACCTTTGGGAACCGCTGTTCATACTTCCGTTGAGAAGTACCTCGCCACAAGCGAGGTGCCAAAGTTCGAAGACATCTTCTATCCTCTCATCGAGAAGCAGATGCTCATCGAGCCAGATCTCAGCAAGTGGATGTCAGGCGGATCGCAGTCTGATCCGATTATCAAGGGCAAGGCGGTTCAGCTAGGTAAGGACTGCGTAGAGAAGGCTCTTACCTTTCTTGATGACATCGATGTTTGGGAAGTTGAATACGATGCCAGTGGCAATCTGCCAGGGCTCGTAGTTCCTCTCAAGGCTTTCGTCGACATCATAGGTGAGCACAAGAAGCACGGTCCAACCATTTTGGACTGGAAGTCTTCGGCCTCAAAGCCGAAGGACAACTTCCAGCTTGAGACGTACGCAGCACTGCTAGAGCATAATGCGTTCAAGCATGCGATGTACACGACCGACGAGTTCACCGGCCTCTGGGCAATGGTACGTCCTACTGCTAGCAAGGCACGACCTGTGGACCTGTCCAAGGTTAACCCTTCTGAAGTTGGAGCCAAGTACCAAGCTGTCTACGAGGCAATGCAGAAGAAGATCTACAAGACACAGCAGAGCTTCAACTGTAAGTTCTGTTTCCATCAAGAGAACTGTCTGCTGATAGCAGGACGAACTGATCGTGCCGTCTACTACGATCGGGCGGACAAGGAGGGCTATCCATTTTGACAGACTGCAAGGAGTGGGCCGGAGCCAAGTCCTCTGATGGCTATGGCCAGAGGCGACTGGATGGGAAGGTGCAGTACGTTCATCGAATCTCTTTCGAGGAGCATGCCGGGCGCAAGCCTGTTGGAATCGTTCGGCATACGTGCGACAATCGGGCATGCTACAATCCCGACCACCTGATCGAAGGAACCAAGAAACAGAACTCGGAAGACATGGTTCTACGTGATCGTCACGTGCGGGGCGAGAACCATCACGCAAGTAAGCTTAAGTCTTCTCAGGTTCTAGCCATTCGCGAAGCCCTGGAAGGCGGAGCACGCAAGGTGGATCTAGCTCGGGAGTACGAAGTATCCGAGACGACCATCAGGCAGATTGGCAAGCGTGACCGTTGGTCCGATCCACGGAACTTCGGAGACAAGGCAAGCGAAGAAGGGCTGCCGTACTAGTGGAAGTAATCTTCCGTATCCCCAGCAAGGTAGTGCAATACGGCTACGCTGAGGTGAAGTTCGATCATCAGCCCGGCGGATCAGCCGAGGAGATGGGCAAGGAGTATCTTGCCTGGGTCTCCAAGTTTCAGAGTGCTGAACTGGCCGAGCTGGAGGCAGATAAGTCCTCTGATGTAAAGGCTCCGGCCTCAAAGCCGGAGCCCGTTGACGAGGCAGGGTCCATGCTCACAACGGAGCTGGACGCAAAGAAGATCGGAGCTTCATCCCACGAACCGTGGGACAAGGAGGCTCCGGCAACTGACAAGCCGTGGGAAAAGAATGCTCCGAAGGCTCCCGTCTATGAGCCCGATGGCGAACTTCCCAATTTCGACTGGTAACTAGGAGAACACATGGCTACACTCAATGAACTGTTCGGCGGCAACGGCGACTTCGAGAAGCGCCCCCCGAGTCCTACGTGGGCTGCTGTTGGATCGGAGCACAAGGCAGTTCTGATCAAGGATCCTGAGGACGTTCCGCAGCAGGATGTGGGCAAGACTTGGGGCGATCTCTACCTTGAGAAGCAGCCCGACATGACATGGAAGACCAAGCTCAAGCACGAGCTGACCCCCGGACAGCAGAGCAACCTGCTTCGACAGATTGTCCTGACCGTCAAGCTCATCCCCTCTGGCGAGGAGGCAACCATCTTCTTCGACAACAAGGCGAAGAAGGAGGCCCTGAAGGAAGCCATGGCCGAAGGTGATGTCGACCTGGTAGCAGGCTGTGGCATTCAGATGATTCGGGAAAAGGGCATCGGTCGTGCATGGGGCTGGTCTGTCAAGCTGCGAGCACCCAAGCCGAAGGCTGGCGCCTGATGGCTCTGACTCCTGAACAGGAGAAGGAGCTGGATGAAGCAGCCAAGAGGTTCGAGCAGACCAAGGGTGGTACTAAGCCACCTGCGAAGGATTAAATGAAGACGCTCGCAAGAGCGGTGAGGCGTGGGCTTTCCGCAGGGGAAGCTCTGCCCTCGCCCTATCCCATCATGTCGGAGCGCAAGGCTTCGTTTCGTCGGTCATCTGTACACATGGTGGCCGGTCCGCCTGGTTCATTCAAGACCCAGTTCATGCTCAACGTGGTGGACAAGATGGGTCCGGATGTTCCCACGCTGTATCACTCTTCTGACTCCGATGACTTCACCATGGCTAGCCGTGTGCTGTCCATGAAGACGGGTCAGGTCAGTGACATCACAGAGAACCTGGTCATCGACAATCCGAAGCTGGCTCAGGAATCTCTTCGACAGTTCGACCACGTTAAGTGGTCGTTCCACTCTCAGCCAACTCTTGACCACATGTGGAAGGAAGCCGAGGCGTTCAGGGAGGCGAGGGGAACCTACCCTCACCACACGGTCATCGACATCATGATGGACGTGAACTTCCAGGGTGTTGAAGAGCAGAACTACTGGGCTCTGATGGCGGAGCTGAA